AGGAACGCACTTCAAGGAGATCGGCCACTGTCTTGAGACTGTGGTGGCTGGGACGGACGTCCTTGCTAAGATCGTCATGCACTTCAATTAATGATGGATCCTACTCGCCAATTTCCGAACGCTAAGGAAACGGCCAACCTGCTCTGGTTTGACTCGTTGGTCCGGCACCAGATCTACGTCCTACGCTATTCAGGCTCGGTCCGCAACGACATCATCGAGTTGCTCAACAAGACCGAGAAGGACATAGAGGGTAAGATTCGTGCCTCGCTGGCTGGGGACAGGAAATTGTCGCCCAGTAGGCTGCGGAAGGGTAAGTCGCTGATCGCCTCCATCAAGGCCGTACGAAACGGCGCTTGGGATGCAGCCGACGCCGAGCTCTACGCCTCCATGAAGGAATTCGTAGGCAAGGAAGCCTCGTTCCTAGGTACGACCCTTGAAGCTGTGGTCCCAGTGGAGCTGGCGCCTGCACTCCCATCGAGGGCAACCCTCAGGGCCCTGGTACGGGAACACCCTTTCGAGGGACGGATCCTCAGCTCCTGGGCCAAGACACTTCGAGCCTCAGACCTACGTAGGATAGACGATGCCATCCAGATCGGTATCGTGCAGGGCGAGTCGTCCGCTGCAATCGCTCGTAGGGTCGTCGGGACCAAAGCTATGAACGGTGTAGACGGTGCTCTCCAGACGACGCGTAGGCACGTCCAGGCAGTCACCAGGACGGCGGTTACGTCCTACTCAAACGCTGCAAGAACATCCTTCTTCCAGGCTAATTCGGATCTGTTCGACAAAGAGATCTTCGTGGCTACCTTGGATGGCCGGACCACCGCCATCTGTAGGTCGTACGACGGGGAGAAATTCCCGATCGCCGAGGGGCCTCAACCACCTCTCCACTTCCAGTGTCGATCCCTCCGTGTTGCCTCGATTTCGAAGGACGCCATAGGTAATAGGCCGGCAAGGCCGATCACCGAGCGGCAGATGCTCAGGGAGTACACCAATGGCAAGGTCGGCAGCTACAAGGATCTCCCCTACGGGACGAAGACCAAGTACAACGCCTTCAGAGCTCGTCGTCTGAGGGAGGTCACCGGACAGGTTCCCGCGAAGGTCACCTACAACGACTGGCTCCGGCGCCAACCAGTGGAATTCCAGAACGACGTCCTTGGTCCCACGCGCGGGAAGCTGTTCCGCGACGGGAAGCTCCCGTTGGGTCGATTCGTCAATAGGGCCGGTGACGAACTCACCTTGGCCCGGCTGGCCTCCCGCGAAGCTGCCGCCTTCAAAGCTGCGGGACTGGATCCTACTGCATATTGATGGCGTCGGCTCCTACCTTGGTTGCCTCTTTCTCAGCTGTCGTGAGGTTGCTCAGGTCCGTCACGAAGCACACCACTTGCCTACCGGGAAAGTTCACCATCACGATACGCTGACTCACGATCGAGTCAATGATCCCCTGTGTCTTACCTCTAAGAACGCGGTCACCAACGTTCCATACCTGTCCGTTTGTGTCAGTCATGGTCTTCATGGCTTGTCTCCCTTACTCAACTGATAGTGACGACGTGGCCGTATGTCCCTGTCTTGTTGTCGTAGAACTCCATGTCGTCAACCTCGATTTCATTGCATTCCACATCGCCAAATTCTTCCATGGCGTCTTGCAATTGCTTGATGGCTTCGCTGAGCTTCATACACTTACTCCCTTCAATGAAGGCGGCACCAAACGGCTCTTAGGGAAGAGAGCTGTTGCTATGAAAGAGAAACTCCTCCGGAGCGCCCTCTCCATATGGATTGAAGGAGGGCCCTGCCATCTGACCCAATTGACCTTGCTGATTCTGTTAAGTCCTGACGCCCGAACCCAGCGGCCATCTATCTTGACCAGACCGTCGTAGGATCCGGGAGGTGTGTAGTATCTCGCCTTGCTGTTCATTTCGGTTCCCCAAAAGGCCAACGATATGCCTCAACGATTTCAGGCTTTGTGTAATAATGCAACACCCACCAGACAGCAGAGAGGATACCAAGTTTCTTCACGTCTTCAGCGTGGGCGTCAACAATATGCGTCTTACCATCGATCGTGAATACGAGGAATCTCATAGCTCACCCTCCTCAGACAGACTTCTGCGGACCCCAGAGCTCAATAAGCCACTGACTCGTACGATGGCTGGCCTCTGTGGTCAACCGGCCTTGCTCCCAGCGAACGCGGAAGGTGCCAATGTGCTGCTTCATGCGGATCTGTGTGGGGAACCATTCCCAGCTGTCGTTCATGTAGGCTTCCCAACCCTGGACCGTAGAGCAGACGCGCCCGTTGCCAGTGTAGCTCTTAAAGGTAGGACGGAAATGGATACCGAGCCACACACGGGACGGCCCACTCGTATCTTCATCAGCACATACTGGACACAGCGTAACCTGACCCGTGATGTCAATGCCGCAATTTGAACAGTAGCTTGCCATGACCGCATCTCCGTTGAGCACCATTGCTCTACCTGAACAATACGCTACATCTGCCAGAAGCAAAGCAGAAAAGATGAGTTTCCTACTCATCTTCCTCATCTTCCTCTTCATCGTCATCACCCTCTTCATCTTCAATCCATTCCTGTTCTTCATCGAGGCATACCGCACAGAATCCAACATCACCAGCTTCAAGCTCTATTCCACATTCTTCACAATGAGCCATGGTTTCGTCCCTTTCAGTGATATTTGTTGTCGTCTTCATACCTAAAGGATACGCTATATTTGCCGGAAGCAAAGCAGAAAGATATAATTTGTCCAGCGACGAGGCGTGGCCTCGTCCCACGATTTAGGCCGCATGGCGGTCGCAGCCTCTGGGCATGGCTCAGAGAAGGAGGCATCATGGAACTGCAAGTCACCCACGACAAAATCGACGACATCCCTGAGCAGTACCGAGGGCTCTACACCGAGCGAGATGGGAAATTCCAACTCACGGGCGTTGCCGGCATCAAGACCGCTGACGACGTGTCCCGAATCCACACGGCGCTGGAGAAAGAGCGGGGAGACCATAAGGAAACCAGGGCCAAGCTCCATAACTGGGACGGCCTGGAGCCTGATGAAGTCCGTGGTAAGATGGATCGCTTCGCCGAGCTTGAGGTGGCCGCGAAGGGTAATAAGGAAGAGATGGACTCTCGATTGGAAGAGCTGACCGAGGCACGTGTGAAGTCGCGGCTGTCCCCGGTGGAACGGGAAAATGCCACCCTGAAGAAACGCCTCGGGGAACTTGAGGAAGGCTACTCCGCAATGCTCACCGAGCGGACCCAGCGTACAGTCACCGACGAGGTCCGTAAGGCTGGCCGCGCTGAGGGAGCCAAGGTGCTTGACTCTGCGATGGAGGATGTCCTCCTACTGGCTGGTGCCGTGTTCGAAGTCACCGAGGAAGGAACCGTCCTGACCAAGGAGAATCCCTACGGTATCACCCCTGGCCTGGCGCCGGACGTATGGCTCGGCGAGATGCAGCCGAAGCGTCCCCATTGGTGGCCGACAAGCACAGGTGGCGGAAGCACGGGCTCCGGCAACCTGGGTGGTATGGCCGACAACCCCTTCACCCACGACAACTGGAATCTCACGAAGCAGGGTGCTATTGTCAAGGAGCATGGAACGGCCAAAGCCGAACAGATGGCCAAGGCGGCTGGAACGACCGTAGGTGGTCCTCAGCCTACCGCAAAGAAGTAGATCCTCTTGCCGGGACAACGGCACTGGGCTATAATAGCTCAGTGTCAAATCCCTGGCATGGTTCAGGGACGACGAGGCTGGCCATGGGCTCAGCTGTTGAGCGAAACGAAACGAACCATATTCACAAAGGAGCCTACAAATGGCCGCAGTGCAAGTCTCTGATGTTGTGGTACCGGAAGTCTTTACTCCGTATGCCCAGCAGCTGACCGAAGAGAAGGCACGCCTGGTCCAGAGCGGTGTTCTGGCCAGAAGTCCCTTCCTCGATACGCTGCTCGCAGGCGGTGGTAAGACGTTTAATGTCCCGTCCTTCCTCGATCTCGATGCCAGTGATTCCACCGGTGCCGAGAATGTGTCGACCGACGACATCGCTGATATCCAGGCTGCCAATTTTGGTGCTGGAACTCCCGCGACGCGTCTGGACGCTGTTCCCCTGAAGATCACTACGGCAAGCGAAGTCGCTGCCCGGCTGGTCAGAAACCAGCACTGGAGCACGACTGGCCTTTCCCGTGAGCTGGCTGGTGCCGACCCCATGGCCGCGATCGCCACGCGCGTTGCCTATTACTGGGTTCGTCGCCTTCAGCGGATCTTCATCAACGTGTTCAACGGCGTCATCGCCGACAACCTGCTCGCCCCTGCTGGCAGCGAACACGTGCAGTATGACCTGATCAACGACATCTCGGGTGCCTCCTTCGTGGATGGCGTGACGAACTTCTCCGCTGAGGCGTTCGTGGATGCCGCAGTAACCATGGGCGACAGCATGGAACAGCTGTCCGCCATTATGGTGCACTCGGTAGTCTATGCCCGGATGCAGAAGAACAACCTTATCGACTTCATCCCGGATGCTCGGGGCGAGGTTATGATCCCGACCTTCCTGGGTCGTGAGGTCATCGTCGATGATGGGATGCCCAGAACCGGCAGCGTCTACGACAGCTGGCTCTTCGGTGCCAACTCGGCACAGATGGGCGAGGCTCCCGACGACGTCCCGACGGAAGTTCATCGCCAGGCACTCGCCGGCAACGGTGGTGGCCAGGAAGTCCTGACCACGCGTCGTGTTTACACGATTCACCCGACCGGCCACGCCTTCATCCAGGGTTCGATCCCGGATGGTGGGCCGAGCAATACCAACCTGGCCACGGCGGCCAACTGGATTCGCCGGTATCCCGAGCGGAAGCAGATCAAGTTCGCTCTGCTCCGCACCCGTGAGGCCTAATCTTAGGCCTGACCCCTCTTGAGGCACAACCGGGAGGGCTCTTAACAGGGCCCTCCCTTATCTTTACTGGAGGAAATTATGAAGGGTCTCCCAAGATCTTTGTCTCGCGGTGCTCACCAGACTCGCCAGCATGTCAGCCGGCAGGTTGTTGTGGTCGAGGACCTCACCATTGCGGTGGCCGCGACCGGCGAGGCCGTCGGTTTTGGTACCGCCGTCCTTGGTGATTTTCCGGAAGGCAACATCCTGCTCCTGGGCTGTACCGGCTACCTTAAACTGGACGGCTCCGGCGCTGATGCCAATCTCACCGCTGACTGGGAAGGCGACTTCTCCGTTGGTAGCACAGGCACGGCCGACGCCACGCTGGATAGCACCGACGTCAACATCCTGCCTTCCACGGCGCTGGCTGCCGCCACGGCTGAGATCGGTGTTCGCACCCGCAGTGTGAATGCCACTCCGGTCATGCTCGACAATACCGACGGTTCCCTGGAAATCAACCTCAGTGCACTCATCGACGCGGCGGATATTACGGACGACGAGTCTGTAGACCTTACCGTGAACGGTGAGCTTCAGCTGGCCTATATCGTCCTCGGTGACGACTAACAGTAGTCACCATCCGACGGTGACTGCCTTTTGTGGGAGTGTAGCATGGACATGACGATCGCAATCAATGAGGCACTTACCCTGCTCGATCCTGAGGACGACAGCCATTGGACGGTTGACGACCTACCCAGGATGGATATAATCGAGGGTCTTCTCGACGACAAAAGCATCACGAGGCAGAACGTGACTGATGCCAATCCTGGATTTAGCAGGGGCTCGGCCAATGTCACCAGCACAGAAGAGGTGGCCCAGGCGAGAGAGGCCGTCGTGCTAGATGATCAGCCGATGACCAAGCTCCAACTGGATGAGCAGATCCAGGTCATGGATCAGGAAATTGCTTCGCTCCAGAGGGCTCGTAACGAAATCGCCAGAGAACGCGACCAGGTGCAAGAGGCGGAGTTTGGAGGCCATTCACCGGCCGATGACACCAAAGCCCGTTTGGCTTACATCAAGTCTCAGCATGAGATCCGCATGGCACGCGCCGGTCGCCGAGCCAACATCTTCAAAATGGTAAGTGCAGGCGACATCGCCAAGGGCTCTCAGTTGGATGCAGCCATGTCCCGTAAGACGGCTCGCGGCACCCAGCGCCCGCAGCGACCGCCTCTGTAAGGAGGAGAAATGGTACGCCGATGGAATCCTCTAGGCACAAGACAGCAGGCCGACTTCTTCAACGCTCAGGAGCGTCGGAAGGGCCTGCGTCATCCTGGCTTTGAGCTTCATCGCACCCACGACTTCACCGTAGCCGAAACTGGTATAGCGGTCAGCGGCCTGTTCCCAGACAGGTCGCTGCCTTTTACTGTAGGAACAAAGGTCAAGATCACAGGGGCCACACCTGCCGGCGTCATATTCGAACTTGGCGATGCCACCACTGGGCTTGCGATCTGGATCGCTGCGGCTGACGACAAACTCTATGCTGCATTTGGAGATGCCGTCGCCGCTGATGGTGTTACGCTCACAGGGCCCGTCACGGTGGAAGACCAAGTCCTTGACATCGTAGTCGCCGTCATTCCTTCCTCTGGTAAGGCCAGGATGTGGGTCAACGGTAATCTTGTGGCGTCCGGAGAGGCGACCGGTGGATCGCTCCCGAACGGTTGGGCGGCTGCCAGCAACGGAGCCGTAGCGACCGTCGAGGGGACTGTGACAACTCGGGTAGTAGTGTGTGACAGAATCGCCCTGTCTAATGCCCAGGTGATCCTCCCGGTGAGTTGCTACCACAACCAAAGACCACGTCAATTCAGCGAGGTATCCTGATGTCCTTCCTAGTTGAAGACGGTTCCGGTAAGAAGGGTGCGACGTCGTATGCGACGATCGCCGAATTCAAGTCCTACTTCACCGATCGCGGTAGTGCTGCAGCTGTGGCCCTTACTGATCCTGTGATTCAGGCAGGCCTTATTGCTGGAACCGACTACATCGATACACGGTGGGGACTCAAGCTCAGGGGCACGCGCCGATTCACCACCCTCACTTCTCGATCCGCCTTCACCCTGTCAGCTCAGCCGTCCGATGGTGATACTGTCACAGTGGGTTCCGCGATCGCCACCTTCAAGACTACGGCCACGCTGGACACCCACGCTGAGATTGGCGACATTCTTTACGACACCCTCAGCAACCTTGCGACGGCTCTAGCTGCTGCCTCTGCTGCCGCAGCGGACGGCAAGGTTGCTGACTTTTTGTTCCCTAATCCAGACCTAGCAACGCTCGTCATCTATACTGACAACGACGGTGTGGCTACGACAACGACGGCAGGGAACGGTTCCTTTGATGTAGCGACGTCGACCGGCTGGTCTCTGAACCAGCAGCCCTTGCAGTTCCCGAGATCGAATCTGCGGGACTCAACCGGCCTACTTATCACTGGCATGCCAGATCCCCTGAAGGAAGCCACGTTCGAGTATGCCTACCGTTCGACCATCGCCGACCTGGCGCCGGACCCGACGGTAGACGCCTCTGGTGGGAAGGTAACTGGGTCTCGTAAGAAGGTCGGTCCGATAGAGACAGAGACGACCTTCAGCGCCGATGCCAACATCGCTATCACGAAGCCCTACCCAGCGGCCGATCGGCTCCTCCAGGAGTACGTGAAGGGCTCCAATGGAGTCGTGAGGGCATAATGGCAGACATCATAGGATACACCGCACTGGCCGCAGAGGCCAAGACCCTGATTGAAGGGACCGGTCGGTCCGTAGTCTTCAATCGTTTCGACCAAGCGCCTGCTGATGCCGGTAAGCCTTGGGAGGGCCCTGCCAATCCAATAGGCACGCCCGATGCCACGGCCACTCTCCATGGAACCTTCGTGCCTCCGGCTGATAGTCGTGCCCTGGGCTTGGGTGCCATCGACGCAGATCTCCTAAAGCGTAGTGAGCAGATTTGCATTGCAGCGCCGGGGACTGTGAGTCCGCCGTTCGACCTCCGGACAGCGAACCAGCTGGTAGATGGCGGCACCCAGTGGAAGGTTGTTTTCACACAGACTCTGAAGCCTGGCGACGTTGTGCTACTCTACTTCATTGGAGTGCAGAGATAATGCCAGCCTCGAGAGACCAAGCCTATTCTGACATCCTCGGCCTTCTCACGACAGCCTGGGTGACGACAGCCAGCCAAAGCGCCTCCCTCATCAAGTGGGAGAACGTGTCGAATAAGTCCACTCCTCCGACGACTGACACTCCATGGTGCCGTGCGACCGTTCGCCACGCGACAAGCCGACAGGCATCCCTGGCCGGAGCCATGGGGACGCGCCGGTTCCGGCGAACTGGAGTCCTCACAGTGTCGGTCTTCTATCCATCTGGCACCGGTTTGCCAGGGGACACAGATCTGGCTAAAATAATCATGGATGCCTACGAGGGAGTTACATCCTCCAGTGGCGTCATTTTCAGGGATGTGACGATAAACGAAATTGGCCCAGACGGCGACTTCTTCATGGTGAACGTTGTCGCAGCCTTCGAATACGACGAAATCAAATAGGAGTCTCCGATGGCGACGAATTACAAGCTTGATAGTAATGGCACCGGCCTCAGCATTGCCGAGGAGGAGTCGCTGAAGGTTCTCCCCGGGACGCCTGTCTGGATTCCGGCCGAGCCGAACACCTATCCCGACTTCGGTGGGGAAATCACGAACGTTGCCAGAACCCCGATCAACGCCTCCCGTCAGCGGAAGAAGGGTGTGGTCACGGATCTGGATGCGACCGGCGGCCTCAGCACGGACCTGACCCAGGACAATCTTCAGCTCCTGCTTCAGGGTTTCTTCTTCGCCGATCTCCGCACCAAGGGCGATCTCAAGAACGCTCCTGGTATCACGACCATGACGCTCTCGGTCACAAGTGTCACTGATACCTTTACGCGTGTTGGTGGTACGACCGACCTGACGACCCTGTTTGCGGTCGGCGATATCATCCTGACCAGTGGCTTTGCCAACTCGGCCAATAACGGTATCCGCAAAGTCGCGACGGTTGCCGCCACGACTATTACCACGACCCTGGCCGACGGCGCTGGCGGAGCGGACACTACGGTTGACGAGTCTGTCACCTCCAATGCTTCGATCGTCAAGGTTGGTGTTGAGACTGCGGCTGGTGACATCGATGTTGACATGACCGGGAGCCGACCGGCTCTTACGTCGACCGTCCTGGACTTCACCGATCTCGACCTGGTTGTCGGCGAGTGGATCTTCGTCGGTGGTGACAACTCAGCCACGGCCTTCCAAATCAATGCAACCAACAATGGCTTTGCTCGTGTTCGATCCATCACGGCCACCAGGCTGGAGTTTGACAAGACCCAGGCCACCATGGTCACCGAGGCCAACACGACTGAGCTGGTTCAGATCTTCTGTGGTCGATGCCTGAAGAACGAGACCGGCGCTGACATTGTCCGCCGGACCTATCAGCTGGAGAGAACTCTCGGCAAGGCCGACACCGGGGACACTTATACTCAGGCTGAGTATGTTGTCGGTGCCATCCCCAACGAGTTCAATGTCAACATCGCCGCAGCCGATAAGGTCACGGCGGACCTGGCCTTCGTTGGACTGGACGCTGAGTATAAGAATGGAACCGTAGGCCCCAAGGCTGGCACACGGCCGACGCTAGTGGAGGCCGACGCCTTCAATACCTCGTCCGATTTCAGCCGGATCAAGCTGCAAGTCCACAACGAAAGTGACGGAAACCCTTCGGCACTGTTTGCTTATGCCTCGGACATCAGCCTGACGCTGACCAACAACGTTGTCCCGAACAAGGCAATCGGCGTCCTCGGGGCCTTTGATGCTTCGGTCGGAACCTTCGAGGTGGGTGGTTCAATAACAGCCTACTTCTCGGATGTCGCTGCCATCGCGGCCGTCAGGGCGAATTCCTCCATCACCATTGACGCTCACCTGGTTGCGAACAACGCTGGCATCACCATCGACATCCCACTGATTACCCTGGGCGATGGGAAGCTCAGCATTGAGCAGGATTCCCCGATCACTCTTCCTCTGTCGATGGAAGCTGCTACTGGTGCCTCATTCGACAGCAATATGGACCATACGATGTTGATGGTCTTCTTTGATTATCTGCCTTCGCTGGCTGACGCCTAATAGCCGCATCAACGGGAGCGCGGCAGGCTATAGCAATACGAGTACGGGAGCAGCAAAATGAGTCTGAAGAGCCAGTTCAAAACCGACAAGCAGTTGGAAACCAAGGGCATTGTGATCGACTATGGAGAGACCAGAATCACGGTCGCCAGAGCCGGTGGTGCCAACAAGAAATTCAGCCGCATGCTCGACGCCAAGACCAAGCCCTATCGCAGAGCGATCGCGCTTGGCCAGTTCGACGATGAGCGGGCCAATGCTATCCTCCGTGAGGTCTACTCTCACACCGTCATCCTCGGCTGGGAGGAAAACACTGGTACCATCGAAGAGCCGAAGTGGGAATCAGGAATTTCTCCGGAGGATGCCGGCGTCGAAGCTGGTGATACATTGCTGCCGGTGACGCCTGAAAATGTCATGCTCGCCTTCGGCAACCTACCCGACGTATTCTTTGACATCCAGAATCAGGCCTCGGCCAGCGCTCTCTTCCGCGCGGAGCTGAACGAGCTCGCAGCGGGAAACTGATTGAGGTCCTGCTCTATACGCTGGAGCAGGGCTCTGTCGAAAAGCGTATCATACAGCAATGCCTTCGGGATCGTAATCCGATCCCGAAGCGTATTGCGAATGCTCCCGCCCTTATCATGGGGCTGGAGCTGTACTTCACCGCGTGGCTTGAGCTGGACCCAGACCGGCCTTCTGGTTGGGGTGTGGGTCCAATACCTTGGAGGTCAATAGGTGATTATGCCAAGGTCTTTAAGATACAAGGAGAACAACGTGACGACTTCTTCTATCTCGTGAGGGCGATGGACAATGCCTATGTCAAATATGTGCAGGCAAAACGAGCACAGAAAGTGAAGAAATGAGCCTCGAGCGGTTTGCCCGACGAATGAAATTGCGAGCACGCAACGTGCCTCGTGAGGTCAATAAGGTTGTCCGCAGGGCAGCACTTGCGGTCGACCAGGCGGTCGTCCTCGGCACACCGGTAGACACTGGCCGCGCTCGTTCCAACTGGATCGTATCCCTGGGCTCTGAGGGGACTGAGCAAAGCCGCAACGCAAAAGGTCAATTCGGAGGTAGGGTCATTGAGCCTTACAGCCCAATTCCGGCGGGAACCGATCCCGGTAAGTTCGGTGAGTCCGGCAATGCCCAGGCTGCTATCTCCCAGGGACAGGAACAAATCTCACGAAGTCAGCCGGGGGCAGCGATCATTATTGCTAACAACCTGGACTATATTGCACGGTTGAACGAGGGCTCCTCATCTCAGGCGCCAGCGATGTTTGTCGAAGCAGCTGTGCAGGCTGCGGTCGGCGCTATAAAAGGGGTCACGATAGACACAGGACGCTGATATGCCTACCGAACGCATCAACATTATCGTTCAGGAGAAGGGCACACGTGTCGTCAAAAGACGGCTCACCGAGATCGGTGGTGTTGCCCAGAGGTCAGCCCTCGGGGTGAGATCCCTTCAGAGTGCCCTTCTCGGCCTTGGCGTCGGACTGGCACTCCGGAGTACCATCCGGACTATCGCTTCCTTTGAGCAGGCGTTGTCCACTGTAAAGGCTGTCTCCAGCGCTACGAATACCGAATTCCTTCGACTCCGTGACACTGCTAGAGATCTTGGTGCCACAACGCGGTTCACTGCGACGCAGGCTGCTGAGGGCATGGTTGAGCTGTCCAGAGCAGGCTTTGAAGTCAGCGAGACCTTGGTCTCCGTCAAAGACACGCTGCTCCTAGCACAGGCCGGTTCCCTCGATCTCAAGAGGGCTGCCGAGCTGACTGCCGGCACGCTTCGTGGCTTCGGCCTTGCGGCTGATCAGTCCGGACGAGTGACCGATGTCTTGGCCTTCGCAGCCAATAGTGCAGCCACCGATGTGAACCAACTCGGCGAGGCCATGAAGTTTGTGTCCCCGGCTGCCAAGGGCCTCAACGTGTCCCTTGAGGAGTCGGTCGCTGCCTTGCAGGCGCTTGCTGACGCCCAACTGAAGGGCTCGCTTGGTGGAACCGGCCTTCGGCAGGTAATGATTGCATTGGAAGCTCCGGCGGCAAAGACCCGGAAGATTCTCTCCTCGGTAGGTCTTACGACAGATCAAGTCAGGGTGTCCTCGGTCGGTCTAACCAAAGCTCTGCAAAATCTGAAAGAGGCCGGCATCACAACTGGCCAGGCTTACCAGATCTTCGGCAGACGAGGCGGTGGCGCCGCCAACATTCTGATCAACTCGGTTCCTAAGATCAAGGCAAATAATGCGGAACTGTTGAATGCAGCTGGTGCGGCCAAGGAAGTTGCTCGCATCATGGACGACAACCTGAACGGGGCTCTACTGAGAGTGAAGTCGGCCTTTGAGGCTGTTCAACTTTCCCTTGGTGAGTCCGGCTGGAGTGACAGGCTCCGGGGACTTCTGGACGGCCTCGCCAACGGCCTTCGCTACCTGGCTGCAAATATCGAGATCGTTCAGGGAGTTATCTATGCCTTGGCAACGGCAGCGATTCCCACTCTAATATCTGCCTTGGTTACTCTGGCTCCTCTGCTCGGTCTGGTCGCGATCGGCGCTGGCATTGGGGCCTTGGTTGCCTACCGTCGAGAGATCATGCTAACAGAAGACGGGGTGTCTGACCTTGGCGATCTCATGTCGGCAGTGTGGGAACGTATCATCACCACCGGCCAGATAGTTGTTGACTTCTTCAAGACCCAGTTCGGTGGAATCACCACCGCGTTCGACGACATTGAGTTTGGCGTTGCCGATATGGTCATGCTGACCGCCAGGGGCCTAGATGCATGGATCGGCCTGTGGCGAGGGGCGATCAACGCCATCGTGGCCCTCTTCAAACACCTGGGTCCGGCTCTCAAAGAGATCATGATCGACGCGATGAATGAAGTCTTCGCGGTCCTTGACGCAGGATTCCGTCGATTCTACACCACCCTGGGTAAGATCCCTGGGCGCATCGGTGAACCCTACCGGCGTCTGGCTCGAGACGGCCTTATCCCTCGGCTTGAGAACACAGCCGCAGGCTCTACTGAAACCCTGGCGAATGCCGTTGTGGATGGATTCGCCAAAGGCTTTGATGAGATCACGGTGTTCGAGGATTCCGTCAATGGTCTTTTCGACAGAGCGGATGTAATCGCAAAGGACCGTATTGCAAAAGCTCAAGAACAGGCTGCGGTGGCAGGCTCTACGCTTCCGTCAGGAACAGGTGTTGCTCCCGCACCTGAGGAGGGCCCTGCCGCACGCCTGTCTCAACTTCAAGCCGGTGTTCAGGCCGGTCTTGAGTCGATTGGACAGACGATTCACAATTTCGGGGCACAGGCTGAGGCAACCCTAGTCAACGCCTTCAACTCGGCGGAGGACGCCTTGGTCCAGTTCGTGACTACTGGCAAGGTCAACTTCAAGTCGCTGGTAGATTCGGTTCTGGCAGATCTGACTAGACTTCTGGCTCGACAGGCTATCTCTGGCCTGCTCAACGCGATGGGTGGGTCCGGGGGTATCTTTGGTACCATCGCTTCGGCTTTCAGCCAGGGCGGAGGTGGTGATAAGGCAAGGGCAGCCGGTGGTCCAGTATCGCCAGGACAGTTCTACGTCGTTGGAGAGAAGGGCCCAGAGCTATTCTCCCCGTCCGCCTCTGGGTCGATAGTCCCGAATGGTGCCGCCCAGAACATGGCGGCTGGCGCCCAGGGAGGAGCGCAGGGTGGGAACATCACTATAATAAATGTGTCGTCGAAAGAAGAGGCCCTCGCCGCGCTGGAAAGTGCTGAAGGCGAACGGATAGTCGTCAACTACATGAGCGAACAAGAACGGCAGGTGCAATAAATGGCTTGGTTCAAAGGGACGGCTACCGATTACTGGGACTTCATGGATACCCTGAAGAACCTGGTGAAGGATGATCACATCTCGGCGGCTGCCATTCTGAATGGCGGCACCGGCTTTGCCATTGGCGATACGATCACGCTTGCCGGCGGAACGAAGTATCACGAGCCGGAAGTCGAGGTCATGGGGATAAACTCCGGTGACTACGTCACTGTCGCCGTAGTTTCGGCTGGAGGGGCGAACTACGCTGTCGGGGATAAGATTATCCCGGCTGCCGGAACCTTCTCCGTACCTGTTGAACTGGAGGTCCTGACACTCGCTGGAACCGCCGTAGCCACTGTCGCGATTAATAACCCAGGTATCTGCTCTGCACAGCCCTCGAATCCTGTAGCGACGACCTCGGACGGCATCGGGACCGGCTGTACGATGACCCTTACGTTTGCGGCTGGCACAGGGATTATCACTGCGATCCACATGGCCGACTCCGGTGTCTACACGGTCCAGGCCACCAACCCAGTCTCCCAGAACACATCCTCCGGATCAGGCACCGGCGCTAAGTTCACCATGACCTATACCGATACCGCCTGGGAGACCAAGGTGGATTGGGAAGCTGATGAGGCCACCGCCGTCGTGATAGCTGTGGCAGGAACTGGATACGTTGTTGGTGACAAGGTGACGATCGTTGGCGGCTCAGGCTCTCACGACTGTGTCGTCAATATTGATACCGTCTCTGCCACTGTGCCGACGGCGGTCTCGGTGTACTCGGCTGGTCAATATAAGACCACGCCGAGCAACCCTGCCTCGACCTCTGGTGGTACCGGCTCCGGTCTGACTCTCACCATGACCTGGACGCCATCAGCAGCAGAGATCAAATACCTAATGATTCATAATACCACGTCGGATCAGTACGTCGGGTGGCGTGCCTTTACGCAATCCACACCGGATGCCGCATACCTCCTTGAGTGCACCGGCTTCACCGGCTTCACCTCTGATGTGGAAGTCTGGGCAGATCAACCCGGCGCGTTGGGCAATCTAGAAACCTACTGTCCTTTGTCCGGGGGCGCATCACCAGCAACTGTTACCTATTGGATTGCCGTTGACGACAACCGAATCGCCGCAGCCTTCAAGGTAGGTTCCGTCTATCCGAATTTCTATGTTGGTGGGATTGACAAATATCTCACAGCCGATGAGTATTCCTATCCTCAACTGATTCTTGGTTGTATAGCCGACGAGCTCCCCTACAACTTCAGTGGTGTTGGCTATGCCGGAATGACAAATCCAGGGGCTGATAATACTGGCTGGGACGGTCCGGGATATTTGCGGACACCAGACGGCACCTGGATCAAGGTGTTGAATTGGTGGGATGATAGCGGGACTCCCCGCCTCGTTGACACAACCTACGTTGCCGTCGCCCCTGCTGGAGGAACTGAGCACAACCCACCTGCCGGCGCGAACGGTTGGTATGCTGACTACCGTGTCAATTGGCAGGACATGTTTGGGATTCAAACCGCCATCGGTGCAGTCTTTCACGATCTTGGCCGAATCAGTAGCGAATTCGTCCTGATCCCGGCAACATTGTCGTACCGCCCAGACAACGTGATCTATGGGAATATGATTGGGGTGTTCTCTTTCAATCCGGATGGTGACGTCGATTCTGAGGACCGTATCTATGTTGGAACGGCTGTCTATCGGTGCTTCCAGAACTGCAACAAGACCAACCGAAACTATTTCTTCTGTATAAAGGAAGAATGATGGCATACCAAACCGGATCATCGACAGGCCAGACAGACTTGATCAATAAGCTCCAGACCTTTGCGGCTGCGAACGGGTTCACCGTTAACAACTACGACGCCGGGAACCACTTCTGCTCTATAAGCAGAGCGGCCGACAACCTGTACTCTACCATCTACTGGGACACTACAACCCACATGGCGATATATCAAGCGCTGGGCTATTCGGGCACCTATGCCCAGCAGCCGTGGAATCAGGCGAATGACTCTGGCAATGGAAACAGCACTCTTGCACAGATCTACTCTGGACGTAATGTGAACAACATTGGAGCCGGACCCTTCACGTCCTATTACTTCTTTGCCTACACTGATCCGTATTCCCTACATATCATACTAGAATTCTCCCCTGGGCTTTATCGGCATTTCGGTATGGGCTCATTGCAGAAGTCAAGTACATGGACGGGTGGGGCCTACGTCTACGGCCATCACTGGAATAGCCAGAATAGTGGA